GACTTCTCTATCTTCTTGATCGTTTCGCCACGCTCTTTCGTCGGGTAAAGCTTCTGCAGCTGTCGCTGACCAGCATCACCAAAAAGCACGCGCTCATACTTGCCCGTCTTAGGGTTAAGTATTTGCTTTTGACGGCCACCACTGCGTCGCCATCTTTGCAACGCCATCTTCCCCCGAATGCCACGAGAGCGAGGCTTAGGTATTCGTACTGTACGATACTTAGGCTCAGCCATGGTCGTATTCTAGTAAACTCCAGAAAACTTCTTGCCACGCAAAGCCGCGCCAAATCCGCGCATCTGTCCTGCACCATAAGGCTTAGGAGCGCCAGGGGTAGCAACAGACTCTTCTTTTGCGTAATCAACAGTGCCCTGATCTTTAACGCTTACTTTGCTGTCAGTGACCTTGGGCTGTGGGAAACTGGTTTGTCTCTTAAAGTTGTGCATTACTTCTTTCCTTTCGGTGCAGGCGAGGTGGTTGTTTTCTTTTTAGCTGGCGCTTTCTTTGGCGCTGCAGCTTTCTTTGCAGGTGCTTTCTTCGCAGCCGTTTTCTTAGGTGCAGGTTTAGCTTCCAGATTTTCAGTTTTCGGCTTTTCAGGGGGTGGCTCTACAACTGGAGCAACTTCTTCAACACCAAGGCGGGCGCTCTCCTCCGCTTTGTTTTGAGCCTTCTGTGTCTCTGCCATCTTTTGTCGTACTGAACTCACTTGTCCTCCTAATTTCCGAAGAAATTCTTGGCTACATTCTCAGCCGTCTTCGCCATCTGGGCAGAACGCTGAACATTGATGCGCTCTCTGGCGATCTGATCTTTCATAGCTGCAGTGTCAGCCTGAAGATCCATGCGATCTTCGGCTAATTCTTTATTATTATCAACACGCTCTTGCTCTATATCGATGCGCTGTTGTGCTTCACGCGCCTTTCGATCCATGTCTGCTTCTTTGATATCAAGCTCACGATCACGCAACTCGACCAGCGGATCATTAGGCATCTGTGGTGATAACGCAGGGCCTAGATCTGCAACAATCTGAGCAGTAATCGTCGCAACCTTATCTTCCATAATCGGCATCATCTGCTGCTGCATCATCTGCAACTGCTGTTGCATCATAGGATCCATCTGAGCCTGCTGTTGTAGCGCCTGCATCTGCTGGTTCATTTGCATAATCTGCGGGTCTTGCATCGCCATCTCACGCGCCTTGAAATCAACATGCTGATAAATATGCGACTGAATCATCGCAGCGATCTGCATCTGACCCTGCGGTACGTTCTGAACAATCGGTGACTGCAACAAAGAAATATGCGCAGCGATGTGCGCATCATGGTCTTGATCTGCAAACGCTTGTGCAGGCTGACCTTGCAAGAACCCAGCGTTCTCCATACCTGGCGACATAGGCTGTGGTTGCGGTGGTGGAGGCAGTAACTGCTCAATCTGCTGTACACCCATCGCTTCATACATACGTCGATATGCGTTGTATATGCCTTGCGGCCCATGAATCTGAGGGTTCGACTGAACCATCTGCATCATCTCTTGAGCCAGCATCACACGTTGGCTCATAGAGAAAATATTCGGATCAGATACAGGGATAATATCGATACGGTCATCGAAGTCAGTTGCCATCAACTGCTGTTGACCATTAGCGATCATGTACGGATAAGTCTTGAGCGGTGACTCTTTCACCACACGCGCAAGCAGATTGAACTCAATCTTCTGGCTGTAATGCAACCGCTTATGTATCGCGCTCATCACACGACTACCACGCTCCAAAAGCGCAATCGTCGTGCCTACAGGTGCTTCCTGATTGCCATCGCCAACTTGCATATCTGCAATAGACGCAAACCGCTTGCCTGCATCAACAAGCATACCCAGCAGCGAAAGCAACGTACCGCTTGGTTCTTTGAACGGCAAAGGCATAAGCGCATCACGAAGTGACCCGCCCGGCGCATCCATGTCCCTAAACTCACCAGGCTGAAGCGGCGTATCGTTATCACGAATCCGTATGCCACGAGCCTTAAATCCTGCAGGCAGATTCGCAAGCGTACCCGCATCAATCAACTGACGCAGAATAGAAGTCGACGCCTTAGACAACCCACCAATCATGTGAGTCAATCCAAACCCATAGAACCCAACGCCGGGCAAAAACTTATAATGCACAAAGTAATCAATGCGCTTACGCATAGGATCATTCTGCAAATAGTTTCTGCGAATCGAGAGAACAGTATTCTGAGTGGGCGATAAAGTTACAATGTACGGCAGCTTGATGCCTGTCTCTTCACCTTGAGCATCAAGGTCTTCGTACCCCGGTATGTCCAGATCAACGTGCATCTCAAACAGTTCACAATCATCGTTTGAACTGCCTGATGGCTTCACGCCCTGAAGCTCATCTATCTCTTCTTCGATCTCATCTGTATCAACGTAGTCCGTAGAGTCCTGCATCTTGGTCTTACGATAAAAACCAGACTGCTGCAGCTTGCGCACATCGTTCATCGACATATCAATCGCATGCGTGATACGCGGTGCATTGTCTAAACTGGTCGTGCCATACGGCACAATCAACTTCTCAGACGGGATAAAACGAGAAACAGGCCGACCTACAGTCGGGTCAAAGTGCACCTTACGAAACGCACTGCCTGATAACGGGAGATAAAACAACAGCTGATCAGTCTCAGGATCATACTCTTTCATCTCCTGCGTGATCATGAAGTTCATGTACTCCTGAACACGCGCAGCCTGTAGATCAGTCTCAGGCGTGCCGAAACCTACAGTCTGTGTTTTAACAGGCCCGCCAGATGGCAACATCTCTTTGTATGCTTGAGCCTGAAACTGTGTGACCGATTCCGCGAGAAGAGGATGAACAACACCCGAAGCACCATCAAACGGCTCCGTGCGGTCTTCAAACTTCATCCCAAGAAACTCTAGCCCTTCCTTGTACTGGTCTTCCCAATCCTTACGAGAAGACTTGTCATCCCTAATATCACCCATGCAGTCGCTGTATATGCGACCTAAGTCCTGCGAATCCATGAACTCAGCGAGGTTGGCATTGAAATCAACAGGCATCTCATCTGCCATATCATCCATGCCGAAAACCATGGTGCCGTCATCAAGAAGAACTTCATCGCCCTCCTCGACTTCATCAAACATCCCGCCTTCTTCAGGCGCAGCGTTTACAAGAATCTCTTTAGAGTTGTCTTCAATGTCCAACTCATCTACATCAATATCGTCTACGCCGCGCTCAATTGCCATATTGTTTTACCTGCAGGCTACTCTCTGTCTGCGTACAGATTATCAAAGATCTGTCGTGTATCCAGAACGTAATCTAAATCGGACTTACTGTAATGTATATGCTGAGAAGGCCTGAAATCCGGTGCACCCTCGCCTGTCTCAAACCACGCAGGATGCGTCACTCTCACCCTATTGTTGGGCAAGGCTACAATATTTCCTGTCCACTCACCAGCATCTAACAACTCCATCACATGGCTTTGCTTGTGCTGCGCAGGATCATCTGCAATCTCGTTCTCTGCATAATCCACAGTGAACAAATACTTCGCAGGGTGAAACTCACCATCGATCTTTGCAAGCCAAGGACATGGCGTCGCACGATCTAGAACATATACAGCATGATGGTGACTGGAACAGTCCCACGGCTGCGCATGATGCACCGCCATAGCCTCTGGCCACTCATCAAGCGGCGTATCCGCAACCAACGCAGTGATAGGCATGCGCGCCCACATGGCACCGCCATGAACGTTTGGTTCGTTTTCATCATCATCAGATTCGCAGCCCGTAAAGATCACCTGAAAACTCAAGCACCTCGTAGGCATCGTAGTGACTGCGATGACCATGGCGTGTAAAAACTCACCATGGTATCGCTCGTGATTGACAGTATATTCCCTTCTCACCCACGCCTTGAAATGCGGGATGTTGCTTTGTAGATAGGGCAAAATTTTTCCTCTTAAAAAATGTCCTTTGCGTAATCAATAGCTCGTTCAATTGTCCTGCGCACTTCACCTTTAGGCTCAGCAGCTGGCGTTGGCAATCTTACACCAATTTCTTCTTGCCGTTCTGGAGTTAAATACTCTTTTATTGTGTCTTGCACGCCTCTTAGCTTACGAAGCTTTTTTTGAGTGTCGTATGTGCCTTGATCACCGTAGATTTCTAGCTCCCTTTTGTCTCCAGGAGAGGAACCATATTTTTTATCTATTGCTTGTAGATAATAATGATCATTAAGAATCAATCTTTTTAAATCTTTATATTCATCAGAGTCTGGTTCTAACGTGCTTAAAATATCTTTTAAAAAAGGCAAGTTAGCAGCTCGGTGACCTAATTCGTGAGCTATTACTTTAGGTATATCGCCAATTCCTCCAATGCCTCCAGGCCCACTTCTTACCATCTGCTGCCCAACTTCTTCTCGCGTGAAAGGATCAGTAGACTGAAAGAACCTAACCTCATCTGGTTCAGGCGGCATGCCTCCATAATAACGCAGCGACCTATCCCCCATGTCATTAAGAAGATCGGCGATATCAAGCCTTGTAGCCTTGGGAGAAAAATAAGAACCCAAAGCTCCGCCGTATTGTTGAGTTTCGCCGGGTCGAGTCATCCCCATAGATCTTATGTCCGCTTCCGCGTCATCGCCCTGACCCATCATGCCAAGATAAGAAAGGAGGCCATATAGGCCTCCATATCTCAAGTCTTCAGGAAGACGAGCTTGGTTCTCCATTTGGAACTCAACATCAAGCATAGCCTCAGAGGCGGCTCGGTCTTTGTCCGTGGGGTAACCCTCTGGAAGAAGGCTCTCAATGCCCATTTAACGCATCGCCTTCCCAAATCCGCGCTTAGCAATGCCTACGCCGCGTGGCTTACGAGAAGCCCCACCGCGCTTACCACCCTTAGCCGACATCTTAGATCGAACCGGGCCTCCCTTCGCATAACCCTTCTTGGCCATACCACCTTTGGCATAACCCTTCTTCGCCATGCCGCCACCCTTCTTCTTGGT